CATTTAATCAGTATGCTCAACTTCTTGGTAGATTTGGATATAAATCTTTAATTACCGATACTGATCTTATTGTCGGAAGAGTTAGACGATCTTTCCGTGGATTTGATGGTGTACAAAATACCTTCAACCTCACAATTTTAAATGGTACTAAGTACCTACCCAATCCAGATGGTCATTTATTGGTGTTCTTAAATGGTATTCTACAACCACCAATTAGATCATATGTAACATATAGTGATGTAATTGAGTTTAGTGAAGCACCTGATATTGGATCCACATTCCATTCGGTTTATGTTGGAAAATTAAGACAATTAGATGATATCTCATTTGAGTTTGATTCTCTAAGAAATAGTTTCAACTTGAGATTGGATGAAGTATTCTATTCATTGACGGTTACTTCTGGTGCAGAATCTTCAAACATTAAACCAGAAAATAATATTATTGTATCTTTAAATGGTGTTATTCAGGAACCTGGCGTGGCATTTGAACTTGTTGGTTCTCGTATCATCTTTGCTGAAGTACCAAGAGCAGGATCAAGTTTCGTAGCTTTCTCTTATATTGGATCTGATGCTGACGTTGTTGCTAGAACAGTTATTCCTCCAATTGAAACTGGTGATGAACTATTAATTGAGGGTGAAGATAAAGATAGAACCGTTGCAATTATTGAATCATCAAATTCTCTTGTAACATTCGATTATACTGGATCCGTATTTGGAAGGAACGCTGCAGCATTGGTTAATATTATTTCAGGTAGAATTAGTGATCTTTCAATCACTTCTCCTGGAAGTGGATATACATCCAGACCAGCAGTCTCTTTGGACTCCACAACTGGTTTTGATGGTCTAATTAAGGCATTGGTTGGAGTTTCTAGAGTCGATGTTGTCGAAAGAGGTTCTGGTTATGTCTATCCAACGGTAGAAATTGATTATGAAGTGTCTGAAGTTCAAGCGTCCCTAATCTTTGACAGCACAATAACAACTTTAGATACCTCATCAATCACATTTGATGAGGTATAAATAAAACATAGAAAGGAGTTTTAGGAATACAATGGCTAAACAATCCATTAATGTTGGATCACAGGCAAATGACGGAACGGGAGATTCCCTCCGTTCTGGTGCCCAAAAAGTAAACTCCAATTTCAATGAGATTTATACTAAACTCGGAAATGGTACAAACTTGAGAGTTGATACCCAATCGAATTTAACACAGGGATTAGTATTAAAATCAGATGGAACTGGATATGTACCTGGAAATGTACTGTATAGTGAAATTTTAAATAAACCTACAATTCCAGCGGCTCCTGTTCAAGCTGATTGGTCAGAAGCAGATATCAATAATTTAGCATATATTAAGAATAAACCAGGTATTCCAACAACAGTAGCAACTCTTACAGATGTTAGTATTGCTGGTCCTACAGTTGGGCAAGCATTGCGCTGGAATGGTACAGGATGGATTAATCAGTCCGTAATTGAGTCTCCAGTTACTACTTACGACTCTTTAACTGATGTAACTATTACATCTCCTAGTACTGGTCAAGTAGTTAGATATAATGGGACCTCCTGGGTCAATACAAAATTAAATTATAGTGATCTCCTTTCAACACCTTCTCTTGCAACTGTAGCAACTTCTGGGGCGTATTCGGATCTATCAGGTAAACCAGATCTCAGTGTCTATTTAACATCACAGGTTCAGACCGATTGGAATGCTACTAGTGGCGTAGCTAAAATTCTTAACAAACCTACCTTAGCAACTGTAGCAACATCTGGGGCGTATTCGGATCTATCAGGAAAACCAACTTTAGCAACTGTTGCTACCAGTGGTAGTTATACAGATCTTATCAATACACCAAGTTCATTTGCACCAGCAAGACAATCTGCTGCTGGTACAACCACATCGATTGCAGATGGATCTGCTGCTAACCTAACAATTATAGGTTTCAAATCTTATGTGCTGTTGAAAGTTCAAACATCTCATGCAGCATGGGTTACTCTATATACAGATACCAATTCAAGATCTAATGATACTGCTCGCGGTGAAACAACTGATCCAACTCCAGGGTCAGGTATTATTGCCGAAGTGATTACAACTGGTGCTGAAACAGTTTTATTTACTCCAAGTACTATTGGATTTAATAATGATGGGACTCCATCAACAAACGTCTATGCAAAAGTAGTGAATAAATCTGGTTCTTCGGCCGCGATTACAGTAACACTAACACTATTACAACTAGAACTCTAATATGGAAAGAGAATACGTAGTAACACTTAATGACTACAACGATCTTGAAGAGTTTTATAATGATATGGAAACTCCTGGAGGTAATTTGTACATTCCAGGTCGAGAAGTTGAATGTGCTCTGAGAAGAGATATAAGTAGAAATACACACTATATGCTTACGGATGAAGAAGCCGATCAAGTGGCAAAAGATCCAAGAGTTTTAGCATGTGAATTATTACCAAAAGATAGAGGTATTGAAGCAACTCCATATTGGGACTACACTACAAATTTCGAAAAAAGTACCACTCATACATCAAACGACAAGAACTGGGGTATTCTAAGATGTGTTAGTGGTTATTCTTCTGGTTGGGGAACTAATGGTGGAGCAACCACGCAAAAAACGGGATTTAGAGTAAGAACAACAAGTTCTGCAAAAGACGTTGATGTTGTAATTGTAGATGCACATGTAAATCCAAATCATTTGGAATTTGCAAAGAATCCTGATGGATCTGGAGGTGGAAGAGTAAATGCAATTGATTGGTTAACTTTATATAAAAATGATGTTGGAGTAAGCACAGGAAATACCTATGATTATTCAAATGTATCTAGTAATCATGGTACTCACGTTGCTGGAACTGCTTGCGGTAATACTCAAGGTTGGGCAAGAGATGCCAATATCTATACAATAGAATTCAATTATTCTGGAAGTCCTGTAGCACAGTGGGACTTAGTATTATTTGATTTCATAAGAGCTTTCCACAGAAAAAAACCAATTAATTCAACAACTGGAAGAAGAAATCCTACTATCACAAATAATAGTTGGGGGTATAGTTATAGCAATATAAATCTATCATCGATTACTTCAGTAACGTATCGTGGAAATACTGTAGATGTAACAGGTCTATCAGATGCCACAAAAAAACTCACTTTAGAAAATATGGGTGTTCCCGTTCCTGCTGGAACTTACCTTTACAAACTACCAGCTAGAGTTTCCGCTTTAGATGCTGATGTACAAGATGCAATAAATGAAGGTATTATTGTTGTTGGTTCTGCTGGAAATTCATATTGGAATTGTGCTACGCCGTCAGATCAAGATTATAATAATTACATAGTTGCGGGAGCAACATACTATCACAGTAGAGGATCATCACCATCAGCAGCTAGTAACGTCATTTGTGTTGGAGCAGTGAGTGCTGATCATGTTGAAAGAAAAACCGATTTTAGTAATTGGGGTTCTAGAGTTGATATTTGGGCTCCAGGTGAAAACATTATTTCTTCAGTATACAATACTTCTGCTGCTTCTGAATTTGGAATAACATTGAGAGATGATCCAAGATCATCTTCATATAAAATAGGAAGTATATCTGGAACTAGCATGGCATCTCCTCAAGTTACTGGAGTATTAGCATGTTTAATGGAACAAGAACAAGGTCTAACGCAATCAGAAGCGAGATCATATTTGTCAGATCGTGCTCGTACTGTAGGTGATTTAAATTTTCAAGAACCAAATGCAGATTGGGTAAATGCAGGATCCAAAAAACCTACGCAAAGTCCATATACATCATTAGGTACTTCAGATATTAACAAATACTTATTTGTTCCTAAAGAAAGACCGTTGACTGGTGCAACCGTACCAAAATGTAATCACCGCAGAAGGCCTGCATCTGGTGTCGCATATCCAAGAATAAGAGGGAGAAGATAAATGGCTTTAGTACCTGGTAGTGGCGCTATTATTAAACCTGTTTTCAATCCTATAACTTTAGGAGTAGATTCTATTATTGTTGAGAATGGGGGTTCTGGATATTCGTCATCTTCACCACCAAAACTTAGTATTGGAAATTGTGGAAATCCAACCAGAGACGCTGTTTTAAAACCAGTGATAAAAGGTGGAAAAATTGCTGCTGTAAGAATTTTAGATCCAGGTGAAGGTTATGATCCATTAAGGGTTGTATTAACGCCACAAGTTCCTGCAGGAGTATCTGCAGAGAATTTACCAACAAAACCTTTAGCGGAAGCAGTATTAAAAGAGACTGGAGAGATTGAATATATTAAAGTTACTCAACCTGGAGACAATCAGTATTATCCAGTAACTGCCGAGGTACTTGGTGGAGGTGGAGGTGGATCTGAAATCGCAGCGACTTCTGGAGGAGTAACTGGATTAGTTTTACTAAATTCTGGTAGAAACTATGAAACTCCACCTTTCTTAAGTATTACTGGGGGAGGAGGATCTGATGCAACAGGAGTTGCAGATATTGATACTACAGGTATTGTTGATTTTGATGTATCAATTAGCAATCCAGGACAGTTTTATTTACAAGAACCTTACGTATTATTAATTGGTGGAGGAGGTCAAGGTGCTAAAGCCAAGGCAGTAATTGAACAAGGTGAAATAATCGATATTGAAATTCTAGATCAAGGAAAAGGATACTTGGATGCTCCTAAAGTTGTATTTGCCAGAAATGTCAAGTTAAAAAGAAAATCTAGAAATAGACAAGCATATAACTTAGAACTATACAATTTTGTTGGTCTTACTAAAAATATTGATAGAGATGATACATCAGTCTACTTAAACACTACGGCACCTTTACCTGGTAGCGGTGTGGTGCTATTAGAGAAGGAGTTAATTCGTTACACTGGAAAAGATGCAAATCGTTTGACAGGATGTACTCGTGGATTAAATTTTAGATACGACCAAAGGGTTGTATTGGATTCTTTAAATGATGATGAAGAAACTGGTATATCTACATATAATTTTGAAATTGGTGATAGGATCTTAAGACTTCAAGAATCTGGCAATAGTAAGATAGCTATTGTATACGATTGGAATCCAGAGACTAAAGAGTTATTAATTGTATTTAAGGTTGACGAACTGGCATTTATTGACGCTGGAACTCCTGGAGAGAAAACTAATGTAGTTTTTGATGCTGGGGTAGCCGACTCTGCTCAAAACTCTTTTCTACCACACAACTTAATTGAGAATGAGTTTGGTATTATCTACAAGTTATCGGAACCTCTTTCTACTTTAATAGGATTTTCTTTTGAAGATATTGCCGAAAATGATGGAGATGGTAACGGATTACCAGATACAATTAATACTGGAACAGCTTATGAAAATCAAAGTAGTTTAGATGCTGGACAACCAGAAACATTATATGGTATTGAAGAAACTCAGGGAGGTCAAAACACAACATTATTTGAAGAAGGTGATCAAATTAAAGATTCTTCGTTACCATTTAAAGTTGCTCAAATTGTTGTTGCAGGTGGTCTGGATGAAGGTGTCGAACACGTTGCAAAACTTCTCGTTCAGTTAGATACTTCAAATCCAGGTTTTTATAATGGAACCGATTTTGTTGTTGGTGAAACTGTTACTGGAAATAATTCTGGGGTTCAGGCTACTGTAGAATCTTGGAATTCTGCAACTAGACAATTAGTTCTAAAGGATGTTGTTCCATTCGATACACAAACTATTCAAGATGGAATCATCTATGAATTTTCAGTAGATTCTACTGTTATAGAAGTTAGAATCAATGATGTTGGGTCTGGTTATACTACCAATCCAACGGTAACTATTGCAGATACTGGTGTTTTCCAAGCAATTGTAACTGGCACTATTACTGCAGACCAAGTTACATCAATTACTGTAGATGATGGTGGATATGGATATACATCCAAACCAACAGTAACTATAAGTGGAGATGGTAATGGAGCAGTTGCAGAAGCAATATTGGGTGGTGAACTTTTACTTGGAGATAATGGTGCTTCTTGGAAAATTAAATCAATTGATTATTTGACAACAGTACGTAATGATAAAGACTAAATATAGTAGGTAAGTAAATTTTATTTGGGTA